ATAAAGATGACTAAACCTGATATTCACGAAGTAGACCATCGTATTAGTACTCATGAAGAGATCTGTGCATTACGTTATGAACAGATTAATGCTAGATTAAAACGACTAGAACAGATTATGTTAGGTACTGCAGGATTTGTTATAGTATTTTTATTAACTCATAAATTTTTCTAAAATGACTAAACTCTTATCCTGGACAGTTATAGTTTTATTAGTACTCTGGTTTGTAGATCATGCTCATGCAGATACTACCACAATTAATCAAAAAGGTATGCCAGTACCGTCAGCTATGGCACCAAGTATCTCTGGTTTCTCTAACGATATGTGTCGTTCAGGTGTAAGTGGTGGTGCTAATACAGGTGTACTATCTATCAGTGGTGGTATGACCATTGTAGATGAGAACTGTGAACGTATTAAGATATTCAATGCGTTTAATACTGGAGGTTTAAAAGTAACAGGTGTAAGTGTCCTTTGTCAAGACATCCGAGGCTGGAACGCTATGGAAATGTCAGGTAGTCCTTGCCCTTATGCAGGAATGATGGGTCATGCAGCTAGAAAAGCATGGTTTAAACGTTATCCAGAAAGGTTTAAAGCACTCTATGGTGAGGATTTTAATCTTCCTGAGCTTCCTCCTACTAAAGAGTAATGCTTATGCTTGGTACTGTAATTTTACATCAACTCCACAAGGTTGGTATCAAGATGGTTCAATGGTTTGTTATGATATTGAAGTTGGTGATGCTTTGCAAAACCACTATTGCTCATGGTTTAGACCAAATGATCCTTACTGTGCAATTTATCAGCAACCTGCTTGTACAGATAATGTTGAAACTAGAACACTTGCTTGCCCACTACCTCACTACAGTGGAGGCATCAATCAAACTAGGAACTACACATGCTCTACACAAAGTTGGTCAGAGTGGACAACAACCAGTGATAACTGTACACCAGATCCTCCAACCTGCTTTGAAACTACAGAGTATAGGACTTTAGCATGCGAAGCTGGATATGTTGGATCAATACAAGAGTCAAGAAGTTCGATTTGCTCGGATCCTTATTCGACACCAATATTTGGTACTTGGACTGTGGTTATAAACGGGTGTGTGAAATCTATAACAAATCCAACGAATCTAGAATCACCCGTGAGTCCAATAAGTCCGTTAAACCCAACGAGTCCTCTGGCACAAGTCACAACTGCTCCGTTAATCCCACCAGAACCTGTAATTGCACAGGAACTGACTGCGTTGCAAACGACTGTGGAGACTCCAGCTACTTCGGTAGCAACCATACAGGTAAAAGATACCACGACGACATCGGTTACAGAGGTTAAAATACCTAGTAGCTCTAGTGGAGCAAAAGTAGAAATAAAAACTCCTGATGTACCAAAAGGAAAAGATTTAGTACCAGGATTTGGATTAGTTATGAGTTTGAACTTGATTAACCAATCTTATAACATGCAACAACAACAAATAGAAGAAATAATTAAACTAGAACAGGAACAAGAATATGGACGAACTCAAGAGTTTACTCTCACGCTTCTCACCGAAACAACTATTGGTGATAGGTTCGATTCTCTTAACCGCAGTAGGTGGTCCAGTTTATTACGGAATCACCCTCTTCAACGACTTGAACTCAACGATTGAAGAAGTTAAGAAGATGAGTAATGTAGAAACACGCATTACTGTATTAGAAGATAGAAGCAAATCAACAGAGAGACAATTAGTAGATGTAATGATGTCTAACAATCGTGCTCTAGAGAAAGCTAACGAAGCTTATGGTAAAGCTATTGAAGCTAATGCTATGGCTAGATCTTCACAAGATAAGATTGCTGATACAGTAACTAACGTTAAAGAAGATATGAAAGCTCTTAAAAAAGCAGTTATTAACCCATTAGGAAACTAGGAGAAAACATGGAAAAAATTAAACAAGCATTGTCTTTAGTTAAATCAGTTGTTTTAATCGTATTTAAAGTAGCTAAACGTATCTTAAAGATTGTTGTTGAAGAAACAATTGAACTTCTACAAAAATTACTTGTAGTCTTAGGAGAATAACTTGTTTTCTTTATTATCTTCTATTTTAGGCTTTGCAACTGCAGGTTTACCTAGTATACTAGGATTCTTTCAGCAAAAAGGTGATCAAGCTCATGAGCGTAAGATGGCAGAAATGCAAAATCAACAAGCTATGGCTATGGCACAAGCTGGATTTGTAGCTCAAGAGAAAGTAGCAGCTATTGAGTTACAACAAACAGAAGCAGAAACTTATGCACAAGAACGTCAAGCTTTATATGAGCATGATGCTAAACTTGTATCTGAATCTGCTCAATGGGTTAAAACACTTAATGCTTCAGTAAGACCTATTATTGCATTTACATTTGTAGGTTTATTATTATTTATAGATGTAGCAGGTTTTTGGTGGGCAGTTAAAACATCTGGATTTAGTAGAGAATCTATGGATGTAATTTTTAGTTCTGATGAAATGAGTATTGTTGGTTCTATCATTGGCTTCTACTTCGGTTCTCGTACTTGGGAAAAGAAAAAGTCTGGTGAATGAGAACTTCAAACAAAGCTATTAAATTAATTAGACATCATGAAGGTGTTCGTAATAAGCCTTATAAATGTCCTGCTGGTTTATGGACTGTTGGTGTGGGTCATCTTATTGGAGATGGTAAGTCTCTTCCAGCAGAGTGGAATAAAACTTTTACAAACGAGGAAATAGATGGGATTCTTAGATCAGACCTACGTCGCTTCGAGCGTGGAGTACTTAAGATGTTACCTAACGTGCAACTTACACAAGGTCAGTTCGATTGTATTATTAGTTTTAGCTTCAATGTTGGTTTGGGACTATTTCAAAGATCAACCTTCCGTCAAGCGGTTCTTAGAAGTGATCACGAAGCAGCGATGGAATCGTTGATGAAGTATTGTAAGGCTCGTGTTAAAGGTGTCCTCATAGAATTACGAGGATTGAAGAATAGAAGATTAGATGAAAAAGCACTTTATGAAGGAAAAATATGATGCAAAAAACTAAAGCACAAAAGAAAATTAGTAAGGTAATGAAAGAGTTTAAACGTGGTGAGTTAAATGTAGGAAAATCAGCTAAGAAAGTTAAATCTCAAAAACAAGCCGTAGCTATTGCTTTAAGTCAAGCAGGTATGGCTAAAAAGAAAGGTAAATAATTATGCCAATGGTAAATGGAAAAAAATACAGTTACACTAAGACTGGTGTGGAAGCAGCAAAAAAAGCAGCTAAAAAATCAGGCAAGAAAATGGTAGCAAAACCTACAAAGAAAGCTATGAAAAATGGCTAAACCAGGACTCTACGCAAACATACATGCTAAACGTAAGAGAATTGAAGCAGGTTCAGGAGAAAAGATGAGAAAGCCAGGAACTAAAGGAGCTCCTACTGCAAAAGCGTTTAAACAATCTGCAAAGACAGCGAAGAAAAAATGAGTACTCCAGCTTGGACTAGAAAAGAAGGTAAGAATCCTAAAGGTGGATTAAATGCTAAAGGCAGAGCTAGCTATAAAGGTGGTACTTTAAAACCTCCTGTTAAGTCTGGAGATAATCCTAGACGTGCATCATTCTTAGCTCGGATGGGTAATATGCCAGGACCAGAACGTAAACCTAATGGTGAACCTACAAGACTATTGTTATCTTTAAAAGCATGGGGTGCATCATCTAAAGCAGATGCTAAAGCGAAAGCAAAGGCTATTTCTGCTAGAAACAAAAATAAAAAATAATGCAAAGTAAATTAGATGTCATTCGTCAGTCAGCTGAAGATGACTTATTAGTATTTATTAAGTTAGTGGCTCCTCATTTGATGTTAGGAGCAATACACGAAGAGTTAATTCAGTGGTGGACTCGTTCTGAATCTAAGAATAACCAACTTGTATTACTTCCTCGTGGACACATGAAGAGTAAGTTAATTGCTTATAGAACTGCTTGGTGGATTACTAAACATCCAGAAACAACTATTCTATATGTATCTGCTACAGCAGACTTAGCTGAGAAACAGCTGTATGCGATTAAACAGATTATTGATAGTCCTATCTATAGACGTTACTGGTCAGAGATGATTAATCCTGATGAAGGTAAACGTGAGAAATGGGCAGTAGCTGAAATTGCAGTTGATCATCCTCAACGTAAACTGGAAGGTATTCGAGATGCAACCTGTAAAGCCGTTGGACTTACATCAAATACTACAGGCTTTCATGCTGATGTTGTTGTTCTTGATGACATTGTTGTACCTGGTAACGCTTATACTGAAGATGGTCGTGATAAAGTATCCTCAGCATACTCACAATTAGCTTCTATTGAGAATCCAGGAGCACTTGAATGGGTTGTAGGTACTAGATACCATCCAAAAGATATCTATGACACTATGATTAACATGAAGGAAGTTCACTTCAATGAATCAGGTGAAGTGGAATTAGAAGAAGAAGTTTACGAACTATTCCAAAGAGTCGTAGAAACAGATGGTGAATACCTTTGGACTAAACAAACTCGTGCAGATGGTAAGACATTTGGATTTGACTCTAAAGAACTTGCAAGGATTAAAGCTAAATATGTGGATCAAACTCAATTTTATGCTCAGTATTATAACAATCCGAATAGTGGAGATACTGCTAGGATTGATGCAGATAAGTTCCAGTATTTTGATAGAGCAGTCCTCCAAAATAAAGAAGGTGACTGGTATATACGAGATAGAAAACTTAGTGTGTATGCTGCTATTGACTTTGCGTTCTCATTAAGGAAGAAAGCCGACTATACTGCTCTTGTTGTAGTTGGTGTAGACCATCAAGGTAACTTCTACATACTAGATATTGATAGATTTAAAACTGATAGAATCATTGAATACTATAACCATATAGTGACTGCTTGGGAAAAGTGGGGATTCAGGAAGTTAAGAGCTGAGATTACTGTAGCTCAACAAACGATTGTTAAGGAACTCAAAGAGAGTTATCTTAAACCAAATGGAATTGCTTTATCTATAGATGAATTTAGACCAACAAGACATCTAGGTGATAAAGAAGAACGTGTTGGTGCTGTACTTGAACCAAAGTATGATAATATGCAGATATGGCATTATAAAGGTGGTAATTGTCAGACTTTAGAAGAAGAGTTAGTAATGGCTCATCCTCCTCATGACGACATTAAAGACGCTTTATCTAATGCTATATCAATCGCAATCATACCTAAACAAAGAGTTGGTTCATTTAGTTTAGGACAAAATGTAATGACACACTCACGCTTTGGTGGTGTCTCTTTTTAAGGAAAAAACATGGCTGGAAAAGTAGCTCAAATTAGAGAATTGATGGCAGGTGATACACTTGCTAGACAACTATCAGGTTTATATAATAACTGGTGGATTCAACGTAGACAAAAAGAAGAAGAGTGGAGAGAACTCCGTAACTATCTATTTGCTACAGATACTACTAAAACAACTAACTCTAAGTTACCTTGGAAGAATAAGACTACTCTACCTAAACTTACACAGATTAGAGACAATCTTCATGCTAACTACATGGATGCTTTATTCCCTAATGACAACTGGATGAAGTGGGAAGGCTATAACCTAGAAGATTCTACTCAAAAGAAAAGACGTGCTATTGAGTCTTATTTAAAGAATAAGATCAGAGAATCTGGCTTTAGAGAAACAGTATCTCAACTTCTTTATGATTATATTGACTATGGTAACGTATTTG